TCCCCCGCAGCTCCTCGTCCGCATCCTTCAGGCGATCCCCGAAGCCGGTCTTGGAGTAGATCTCCCAGTACGTGACCAGGTCGTTGGTCTGGCCGTTCCGCTTCTTGGTCTTGTAGCCCTGCTCGTCAGCTTTACTGCGGGACGCATAGCTCTCGGAGTGACCCTTCAGATCATCGACCGACAGCCCAAACCGCTGAGCGACGAACTCCTTGGGGTGCGTGCGGCGACGGGCCAGCCAGAGGATGTCGTTCTGGTCATCCGCGTCCGGGTCCCAGACGACGTTGTCGAAGCTCTCATAGAACGAGCCGGCGATCCGCATGTCCGAACCGGGAGGCTGGTACAGCTCCGTAAACCAGCACCCAGCCCCCTTGATCAGGGCCTCGTCCACCACCTTCCGCGACTGGTCTTTCAGCCCCAGCTCGCCGGGCGTGTAGTTCAGGTAGTCCTCCAGGAGCTTGCTGACCAGGCCCCGCCTCTCGGAAGCAAGCTGGGTCTGCTGGAGCATCTGGCCGTAGAACTGCTGCCCGGGGTCTGGCATCATCACCGGCATCCCGTCCGGCCCCATGATCGGCTGGCCGTCTGGCCCCATCTGCGGCACGGGAGGCTGCGGGAAGATCCCCAGCATCTGCGGGCTGATGATGGGGTACTGCCGCGGCGTGACGTTCCGGACGGGATTCCGGTGGTGAATAACCGCCCCGAAGAGTCTCACGGCCTCCCAGACCCGGTTGATGGTCATCCGGAAGGCCGGGGATGTAATGCCCTTCACAAACCCCTTCTCGCCCCGCATGTATTCGTTGCGGAACATCCACGCATTTTCACCGTCATAGAATTGCATGGCCTCCTCAGCGTCCTGCTGGAAGGGGGCCTTGTGCTTCTGTGCCTGCTCTAGCTTGCTGAGCCAGGCTTTGACGATGGGGCGAAGTGGGTTTTGGTCGGCCATGAGGGCGTCCTGGGCTACTTCCTATTGCCCTGAACCGCCTTCTCCAGGGCCGAAAGCCGCTCCGAGAGCCCGGCAATGCGGGGATCGCGGGGCCGATGCTCCCACAGGCCGAACTCCTTCCAGTGGGGAAACTCCACCAGACGCGGGTCGTCCTTGTGCCGAACGCTGGGCTTGTCCACGCCGCCGTACCCCGGGGACAGGGACCACAGCTCCACCGTCTCCTTGCCCACCTTGGTGACGAACGCCATGTTGGGCTCGGCGTTGTCATGGGCGTAGTACAGCACCGTCTCACCGACCGACACCGCAGGAACAGTCCAGCTCATTGCTAACCCTTTCGTTGGGGACCCAGGACCACATAACCCTTGCCGTCATCGCCCAGCCGCTTCTTCTTGTCCGCCAGCCACTTTACGTACCAGGGCTCTGGCCCCGGACGTTGCGGCGGACGGTGGTAGGACGGCTCATAGGCGCAGAGGTACTCCAGACATTGACAGGTATGGATTTCGCCTCTGGCATTCGGTGCATCGGTGATGAACGGCCCATTGGCCGTCTGGATCACCTTCTTCTTGTAGCGCCGCAGCTCTCGGAACAGCTCGGGCGTGGCGTTCTCCAGGAACTTCAGCTTGGTGGTGCCGTCTCCGCGGATGTGCAGCAACTGCCTGACCAGTCCAGTCCGGGCCGTGATGTCGTCGGAGCCGGCCAGGAACTGGTGTCCTGTTAGCTGGGCGCGCACGCCGCGGTCGCGGAGCTGCTCCGAATACAGCTCTGACGGCAGCCGGCCGGAGCCCAGGTCACGCAAGGCACCGCCGTGCATGTCCATGATGAAGGCGTAGAAATGCTGCCCGTCAGTCTTCTTGGCGAACTCCTCGCCAAAGATCAGGGCGTTGCAGTTGCGGATGTACAGTTCGTCGTAGATCAGCAGGAACCGCTCGTCCGGCGGGACGGCCCCGAACACTGCGGCCATCACCGCATGGCCAGGGTCAATCGCCACGTACCGCGTCCAGTCGGGCGGGACCTGCCCGTCCTCTAGGGCGGCCTTTGGCAGGACATGCACCGCCGGGTTGAACGACGGGTACATGAGGATGGAGTCCTGGGTGAACTCTCCCTCGGCACGCATCCGCAGCTCGTCCACCCCCAGGGCAGACCACCGGGCGATGTTCTTCTCCTTCTCCTTGGAGTCGATGTGGGCGTTGTCCAGGAAGCGGAGGACGAACTTCTTGATGTTGGGCGGATCAATTCCCAGCTCGGCCTCTCGGTCGGCACGCTCGCACAGGCCCAGGAGCGCATCATTCTTGGAGTGTGGCATGGCTGACCACAGCAGTCGGCCCTTACGGTCTGCAAGGCGGGCCTGCATTTCACCGACCCACGCCGGCTGGGGGATGTCCTCGTCAAAGTGGACGAGATCCGCCTGGAACCCCTGCGGGGGTTCACCTTCGGCAGAGAAGAAGTTGATCTGCCAGCCGTTGGAAAGTGTCACTTTCTGACAGTATCCGGCGTTCTTCAGCACCCATGAGGTGTCCACGACGAACCGCGGCGGGATCAGCGGCGGAGCGGGCTTCGTCTCCTTGATCCGGTCGGCGTCAGTCTTGGGCCGGAAGGCACGCCAGTCGCCCGTCTCCAGGTCGCGGATGATCTTGAAGGCACCGGCCTTGAAGAGCATCGGGTACGCCACCAGGCCGATGTGCTGCCAGTTCCGGCCGACCACCACCAGGTTGCCGTCCTTGGCGGGGTACTTGCCGAACGGGTCACAGCCTGTCGCCGCGCGGGCGTCCTCTACGAACGTGGAGAGACTCTTGCCGCTGTTGTGGTTAATCACGCCCGCCGCCAGATAGTTGTGGATCTCGGGAACCTCAATGTCCCAAACATCCTGCACCCCAAGCACAGAAGCCTGCGTCACCGTCACCGTCGCATGGCCGTCTGCGTCCAGCAACATGGCGCCGGTGGCGATGGCGAACAGCAGGTCCATCCAGCCGCCAGGGCCCAGCACCTTGTGTTTCAACGTCGCCGTCAGCATCCTGCCGTTCGATAGACGCAGTGCGTACATGCGGTCGCGGCCCTTAATGAACGGACGTCCAGCCTTGGCGACAACAAGCTCGCCGTCTCGCATGGCGTACACGTGGAACTCACCGTCGATCTCGCTGACCTTGCGATCCGACTTGGCGACCGGGTCGTAGATGACCTGATCTGCGCCGATGCACCGATTCCCTCCAAGCACTATCCGCTCGGATGCCATGCAGGCGTGCATCTCCTGCTGGGAATCCATCGGCTCATAGAGGCGCAGGGCTTCGATCCGCCGGCTCTTCAGCTCGGCCTGGACCTCCTTCAGCTGCCCCAATGCATGGGTCGATACGTTTGCCCCTAGGTCCACCTGCGGCTTCGGCGGATCAGGTATCTGGCGTGGGTGCTTCTTCAACCTTCTCCACTAGAGGCAAGACCTCGGCGTCAATCACCGGCAGGCCGCGCATGGCTACGGCAGCTTCCATGAGCCGGGCCCGCAGCTCGTCTTCAAGCTCGTCCTCGCTCCATAGGGCAAGCGGCTTCTTCGCGCCACCCATGGCCGTGTTGTGCGTCACCAGGCGGACGATGGTGTCCAGCTGCTTGGTTCTGAACGCACCGCCCGGAGGAGAGTCGTAGTACTGCTTCAGGAACAGGTTGGCAAACCCGCGGGTGCCGCCCATGTACTCCATGATCGTCTCTAGGACCTCCGACGAGTGCGGGATGTTCGCCCCGCCCAGCCGGGCCGCCTTGCAGAAGGCTTCGATGGAGTCGCGTTCGATCTTGTCTAGGGCCGCGTCCTTGCGCTTCTTGCGACGCTTCCGCTCAGCCTCCGCCCGGCAGGTCTTGCAGCGAGAGTGCTTCCGCCCGTCCGACGTAATGTTGTAGGACGAATCCGGCAGCTCTTTCTTGCAGCCCAGGCAGGTCTTCATGGCGCCACACTAGACTTCGCTGCCAAGTCGCAGGCCCGCCGGCTGGACCGGGAGCCACTTGGGCATTTCAATGTTCACCAGCTTCACAGAGTTGTCGGCCTTGCTGTCCCAGAACGCCTTCAGCAAACCGCTCACGCCACTGGCGTCGATGATCTGCGGCTTGCCCACGCACTTAGGCTTCCAGTGCCCAGCCCAGGCGTCCCAGTTGCAGTAGACCGGGTTGTAGCCCAGCTGCTGAGCGCCGGCCATCGACAGGTCCCGCGTCTGCGTCACATCCTCCGTGGAGGACTTGGAGGCGGCGTACTTGTCGGCCCATTCGTAGTAGAACCAGGGCTTGTCGGCCTCCGTGCGAGGCTCCGTAAGAGCGAACGCACGCATGTCGTACATGATGAGCCCGGTCGGCAGGGCGGCACACTCCTGGATTCCGGCCATCTTGTGGGCCGTATGCCGGTCGTACATCTCCAGCTGGAAGTCCGGGTTCTGGTTGCCGGACTGCATGTTCTGCCAGCGGAAAACGTACACGCACTCCATCGGAGGCGGGCCGCAGTACGGGGCCCCGATCACGCATGGGCCCTTGTGGTAGTGATTGACCAGGAAGTCGAAGCTGGTTTTGAACCAGGGCCTGGCGTCCGGCTGGCCGGCGTTGATGTCCGGCTTCATGTCGGAGTCCACCATGATCAGCACATCCACGCCGAACTCGCGGGCCTGGAGGACGCAGCGGTTGCGGGTCATGGTGATCGGCGTGTCGGACAGGTTCCAGACGCGGATGTTTCCGACACGCTCGTCCTTGGAGGCCTCCAGGACGACGGGGATCATCCACTCGCGGATATCCGGCACCTCAGAGGAGATGCCGCCGTTGCCGCCGTACGAGAAGGTACAGATTCCGACGTTGAACTTCTGAATCATTGTCACCTCGGGGGATGGTGGACAAGCTTACAGCATTTCGGCCTTGACGCAAAATCTAATGGGCGTACATCGGCTTGCCGTCCCGGCCAATGTATTTCGTCGGGCCGATGCTGGGCCCGCCCCTATTGAGCGGCTGGCCGGGGGCCCGCTGGGCGCCAGCCCATGGGTCATACTGGTGACCGAAGTCCTGCGGTGCGGCAGCCCACCTCGCCGGACCCTGCAGGCCCGCCTGCAATCCGATCTCGCCCACAGGCCACTCATACGGCGACTCTTGGCCGTATGGCGTGCCCTGAGACGAAGGCGGAATTGGCTGGGCCCGGCCAGGGGCGGGCTGGCCGCCGACCCACACTCCTGGAGAAAGCTGCTGAACTGGACGGCCAGGAAGCGCCTGCTGCGCGGCCTGCTGACTGCCCCACGCGGCGACATCGCCGCCGGCGCGGCTCGCCACTGGAGCATTCGGGTACCAAGTGCCATCGCCACCAAAGGCTCCGCCCTGGGGTGGCTGCCGTCCACCTGCGGCTGGCGACTGGCCGATGGGCTGAAATTGCCCGGGGCGCTGCATGGGCGGGGCGTGCGACACGCCGGTCGGGAAGCCAGCCCCGGCCTGGTTGATGTACTGGGCGTACTGCTGCCCCTCGGGCGTGTTCTGAAGCCAGCCGTTGTACTGCTCCCAGGTCACCCCAGGCGGCAACATGACCATGCCCATCAGACGCCCTCCCTATCGGTTCCAAAACCAGTTTCGGAAATCATTCGCAGACGCACGGCGTCGGCGGACGGAAGCTCTCCGCGGACCTGGGCGATGAGCTGCCGCAGGTAATCCATGTTCTGGATCGCCGGCCCGTCATTCATCAGCAGGTCCAGTATGTCCATGTAAGCGAAAAGCCTCTGACCAAGTTGCCCTGGTCAGAGGCTCCCCCCTAGCCCCTTGCAGGGCATGTATCAGCTCTTGGTGTTGACGAGAGCCAGGACGTTGGTGCCCGTGGTGGCGCCGACACTGCAGGCCCGGCCAATCACGCCGAGGCCGTTGTTATTGGCGCCCGCCGTGGAGGCACTGAGCGGCGACGGGCCGACACGGCCAGCAGTGGTCGCACCGCTCGTCGCGGCCGTCACGCAGCTCAGCCGATCGCCCACCGCCACCGCCGTTCCGGAGAGCGCGACAGCGACCTCCGTGGGGCCGGCGACGGTCACCCAGAACACATCATTCACCGCCACGCCAGAGGCCGGCAGATGCTCGTCCACCACACCGACACGCTCTTCGTTCGTCTCGGCGGCGTAGCCATCGACCTCAGCGAACACGGCAGTGCCGGCCGACAACCTGAACCGGACCACCCGCTTCGGGAGCAGGGCCACAGCCGCGGAGTTCCGCACCGCCACGCAGGTCTTCACCCGATTGGAGCGAATCTTGCCCGTCGCCGGATCGACGTCCGGGAACTGCTTCACGGCGCCCACCCAGCCCTTGCCGTCGTCAGTCGAACTGACGCCGAGGGTCTGGCCAAGCGCGAACGGAGGATCAATCAACAGACTCATGCGTTACTCCTTAGATCAGGCAAGGGCCTTCCACTTGATGAACGACCGGGGCGACTTGAACTTCAGGTTGCCCAGGGTGGACACCACAAACCGATATGACTGGCTGGTTTCGTCGTAGAACGGACCCTCGCTGTTGAACATCTGCGACTCCATGTTCAGGAGTTCGCAGTTGCCAATCGCGAGGCCGTACGCACAGCCAGCCGGAACGGCGTACTCGGTGCCCAGCTCCACGCCGTCGAACTCCACCGTGGTGAAGCCCAGCGACTTCAGGCCGTTCTCCTTGGAGACGACGAACCGCTGCTTGTCCTCATAGGCGTTGAGGAAGTCCACGTAGAGCTTCCGGTCCATGACGATGAGGTCGATGGCATCTTCCTTCGTATCGTTCCGCTTCGCAAAGTGGAGGCCCTCGCGGAGAGCCTTCACGCAGTTGGCGGCCCACGTGGTGCTACCGAAGTAGCTGGAAGTGGTGTTCACAATCAGCGGCGAGTAGAAGTCGTACTCGCTGTCGGCCTTGCCATTCGGCCACACGCCCTCCAGCTGCGAGCCACCGTAGAAGCCCAGCTGGGTGTTCAGGTTGGCGTAGGTGTCGCTCGGGAACCCGAACGGATCAGCGGCGTTAGCCGAACGCTGCGTGCCGTCCGTGACGTTGATCGTCCCGTTGTTGGCAAGGAACGACTCCAGGCCGTGGTACCGCAGCTCGTTACCGGCAGCGTTACCGTCGATCCAGACTTCCTGCGCGAGGTACTGTTCGATGCTCGTCAGGAGCCGGCTGGACATCTTGCCGGCCACGTTGATCAGAGCGCTGGACCCCCGGTTTTCCAGCATTTCCTTGCGGTACAGGCTGTCGGTTGCCTGGTACCCGCGGTACTCAAGCTCGGCCCGCTTCCAGAGGTTCTGGCGAGCAAACGACCGAGGGGTTTCGCCGTTGTTACCAGACGGCTTGTGCAGGCGATACGACACCTCCCAGTCGAAGCCGCGGCCCGCCATGTTCATCCGGACGCCGCCGCGCTGTTCGATGGCAGCGAGAACCATGTACTTGCGGAGGGAGGCGATCTCCTCCTCGCGCAAATGGTTGACAATCGTCGTTGCAATACTACGCGCGAAATCGGTGGTCGAAGCCATGTGTTACTCCTAGAGAGCCCCGTCTTTAACCAGCTGTGCCCGAAGGCGTTCCTCAAACGACTGCTTCGGGCGAGGTGCCCGGGGCTCCGTTGCCCCGCCGCTCCTGCTCGGCGCTCTGGTCGCACGCTCGCGCAGGAACTGCATGTTCTGTTGCGCAACAGGCTCAGGCGGCTGAGCGACAGGTGCCTGGGGGGGCATCTGCGGCTGCGCCATCATCTGCTGCATTTGTTGGTACCGCAGGTTCAGCAGGTCGCGCTCCAGCATCCCCGTGGCGTACTGCCAGCGGGCCTGCGGATCTGCGATCCCGGAACGAGCCGCGTGTTCGATGTACTGCTGGATGGCCTGGCCTTCAGGGCTGATGTTGCCCTGGGCGTCATAGAGCCAGTCAGCGTTCTGCTGCTCCAGGCCCTGGACGTAGTTCTGGGCCGTGTACTGGCCGAGGCTCTGCTGGACCAGCTCCTGGGCCTTCTGCATCGCAACGTCTTCGATGAAGGGCTTGAGCGTCCCTTCCGGATCAGTGACGAAGCGCTTGGCGAAGTTGGCGGTGTAGGCCTGGTAGTCCCGGATGGCGGCCTGGGCCTCAAACGGGGCGTCGGGGGCAATGACCTCGCGGCCAGTCTCCGGGTCCCGGATGATGTACTGCTTCCAGGTGTCTTTGACCTGGGGCGGGTCCCACCACTTGGCTTTGGCGGGAGCGGCAGGCTGCTGGGCCTGAGCTTGCGAGGCCTGCCACTTACGGAACGCATCGGCGTTGCGAGCGTAATCCGCCGTGATGGCCTGGTACTGGCGAAGCTGCTGCTGGGCCGCCTGGTAGCCCTGGCGGCTCTGATACAGATCGCGGGCGATGGCGACGTCGTCCTGGCCGGAGTACTCCGGCAGGGACTTGAACGCATCCCACACGTTCTGCTGTGGTGCGGCTTGCTGCTGCGGCGAGTTGTCAAAGGACTGCTGAGGGGCCGGCGATGCGGTTTCGGGAGCCTGGGATACTTCCGGAGCCTGAACTGCTTCGTCGCTCATCTCTTTCCTTTCAAGCGGCTAGGGGGTGCCTGTGGAAAGAGTGCCCGGCATCTCCGAACGGCAATCCGATTTTCAGTAATCGACGCCCATCTTGAGCGGCTTGTCCCACTCAGAACTGTAAAGCGTGCCGCTCGCCTTGTCGGCCGCACGCTGCTGCATCTGCATCTGCTTGGCGGCCAGGAACCGCTCGCTCTGCAGGCGTGCCAGCAGCTCCTGCGTCCGCATCGCCATGAGATCCTTCTCATGCTGCTGACGGCGAAGCTCGCGCATCTGGGCAACGCGCGAGTCGTTCTCGTCACCCCAGGCGTTCATAACCTGGTTCGACATGTTTCCGAGGTGCGCGAACTGCTCGGCTGGATTAAGCATTGAACAACTCCGTGAGCGTGGCCGGCGAAGCCGCCGTTATGTACTACTGTCCTTCTCGCACGGCCCCCACTTGCCGACCGGACACTTCTCATTTGCCCAGGCCAACTTGGACACAAACGCCTGCTCCCGCTTGACCGGGCATCCGCACATACGGCACGCCTTGCCGTCGAAGTGCGGGCACGTCTGGCAGACGGCGAATCGCGCGTCGATTTGCTCCTGCGTGCACTGCGGCATCCCGGCGGCGACATGGCGAGCAGTTGAGGCGGCGAAGTTGCCAGCCTTCTGGAGCAGCGAAACAGCCGCCTGCGGATACGCCGGATGCGTCTCGTCCACCGTGAGCGGATCGCCATGTGCGAGGATGCACGCATCGCACTCGCCATTCTTTTTGCCGGCCTCGCGGCAGCGGCGATTGAGCCAGTGGTGTGAGCAGTATTTCATTTCAGCACGCCGGGGGCGGGTCGGGGTCAAACGTGCCAGCAGTGCCGCCGTCGTTGCAGGCATCGTCGGTGAAGGTGGCGGTGCCGGTGACAGTGCCTTCGTTCCTCGCGTTGCCGGTGAACGTCGCGTCCCCCTCAACGGTGCCGGTGTTGACGCTGTCGCCGCTGAAGGTGCAGGTGCCCCAGATGCTGCCCGTGTTGGCGGCTGTGTCCGCGAACGTGCAGTCGCCAGCAACCTTGCCGTCGTTGCTCGCGTCATCGCTGAATGTGCAGTTGCCACGGATGGTGCCGACATTCTTCGACCCGCTCTCAAAGACACAGTTGCCAGTGATGCCGGCGGTAGTGTCTCCGAAATCGCCTGGAAAGAAGTCAAACGAACCCCAGTGCGCCTGATTTTCGCCGCCGTCGGTAAACGTGGCAGTGCCAGTAGCGGTAATTCTCACTGCTGAGTCGCCGCTGTTGGCGCAGTTCCACGGCCCGGGACCATAGATCCCCATATACGGGAACGCCTCAATGATCGCATCATCCACCGTGAGCGTCTCGGTGGTGAGCGAGATAGCGAGTTTCGATCCAGGCTCTAGCGCGACGCTGGTGAAGGGAATAAGAGCAGGCGCATTCTGGCGATACGATAGTAGTTCGCCCGCGATGCTGATCGCGCCAGTAGGCCACGACGTAGCGGGGGAATCGCCGTTCGCGTCCTGCCAGTTCCAGAGGTTGCTTCCCTCCGTGTCCACTGCTCCGGTGAATCGCCTCGCTTCGTCGTGTCCTGTGTACTCCAGCCCGGTGTTGCAGCCCCCGCCACCCCATGTCAACCAGTAATTACATTGAGGACAGCAGATGTCGAAGAACGGGTTGCCTGTAAAGCCGACTTTGTCGCCGGTAGCAGGGTCACGAAGGCATGAACAATCGGGTGGCGATTGGAACGTATTGTCGACAGGTCCATACAAATCAAACCAACAGGGCTGGGACGTGTCACGCACAAACGGGAAAACGATAAACCCAGATGGGTAGCAACCGCAAAATGGCGCAACTCTATGCCATCCTCCGCCGCAGCAGACCTCCAAGATCAGCCAAATGTCGTATTCGGCTCGCGGCCAGCCGGCTGGTGTTTTCTGGCAATACTCAAGAGGAAAGTGCTGTAGCAGGAATCGCGCCGAGGATGAGGGCGGGGTAACGCCGTCAGTGCACAGATCGGTGCAGAGTGGCTCTGGGGTGGTGCCGTAAAGCGGATTTTCGACGATGTCGCCTGCAAACCATACTTCGCCGAAGTACGGATAACCGCTGACGAGTCGCCATTCTGTCGGGGGTGGACCGCACGGCAGGCCGCAATCCTGGCACGGCCGCGAGCACGGCTCGCCGTCGGCCGCCTCACACTGCGCGGCGTCGAGCGAGGTTATCGCTGCGCAGCGTTGTGTGCTCGCTTCGGCTGTTGGCTGCTCGGCGTCACCATCGCAGTAGACAGACCAGGTGATGCCCGCAGCGGATTCCGGCGGCGTGGTAGTCCATGTCTCGCCGCTGTCCTCGCTGTATTCGACTTCGATTATCTGGCAGTCGGTGTCGCAGTCGTAAGGAGTTCCGCCGGGCGTTCCGGGTCCGGCTCCGTAGGCGTATCCACTGCAACGGACAAGCACGCGAATCTCAAGGCCAAGTTCTGTGACAATCAAGCCGGCTCGGCAGTTGGTGCCGACGGTGGTGAAAAAATCGGTGTACCCAGGCACCACCCACTTGATCTGATTGCAGCACATCTTGTTGCAGTAGTGCTGGCAGCAGGCCGGATTGTTGCAACAGGCACACGGCATGGGTCACCTCAGCAGAAGCGGTCCCGCCGGCCCGCCAGGGGCGTTCTGCAGGCGGCGGATGGTGTTGCCCGCGGCGTCTTCCAGGATCGCGGGGACGCCGCGGCCGTACCTGGCGTTGTCTGCGGCGTTGAGCAACGCACGCAACAGGCCGCCACCCGCTCGCACGGCCGGCTTGATTCCCAGAGAACCGTAAGTCATGGGGTCAGTGGCGACGTCCAGGGCCATCGCCATACCCGGCGTGGTGTATTGCCGCCAGTCGTCCGGAGCCTCGGGGCCTCCCGCTGCAGCAGATGGCAGCACCGCCGATGGCAGTGCGCGGCCGGCGAGTGCCGCAGAGCCGACGAAGTTCCCCTTGGATGCCTCTTGCATGGCCCGGAATGCAGTGTCACGCGGCCTGCCTCCCAGGTTCCAGACGTAGTCCACCGCATAGCCGGCGTCGTCGTACACATCTGGCGAGACGGCTGGAGGATAAAGACCATCGGCAACGGCGTTCATCGCCAGGGCCCGTGGATCGACTTCGCCGTAGTCACCCAGCTGAACGCCGCGGTCGGCCATCCGCATCGCCCGCCCATAGGCCGGAGACGCCTTGGCCTTTGCGTACGCCTCACGCTGTCGCTGCATGGCCTGCAGCCGCTGGTCCTCGCTGCCCAGGAAGTAGTCGCCCCAGGTTTCTGCCATGTCACCACTTTTCCTTTGCGGCCCACCATGCCGCAGACGTCGGGCCTTTGTCGATGTTCTTCTGGTGACGGGCGAACCAAGCCTCGCGGCGGGCACGGTAGGAGTCGGACTCGCCTTCCTTGGGAGGAGAGCCTTCGGCCCCTTGCTCGCCAAAGCGGATGATCTTGCCGTCGTACTTCACCACATGGGACTTGGTGGGGTGACTGGGGGTGCGGACGGGGACGCCCTCGCGGAGGTTGCGGATGTTGTCCTCGCTACTCATCATCACCCTCCTCAAACAGCCACCAGAAGGGGTTCTCAGCCGCGACCTTGTCGATATCCCACATAGGGCGCCTGGGCCTTGCGAGGAATCGGACGATAGGACACGCCGCCGTCGAACGGGCTCTGTACTGCCTCCACGCCAAGGGACGAGACGTCCGCCCCCAGGGCGTCAGCAGGCGGCAGCTCGTCCGCAAGCATCGTCGGGATCGCCGCTAGCTCTTGCTGGCGACGCAGCTCCATGAGCCGGCGGATACGCTCCTCAGTGGAGAGCGGAACGCCCATGGGGTCGTAGAGGTCGTCGTATGGTGACGGCATGGTTTACTCCTGAGAGTTAGTGCCCGAAAGCAAAGGCGCCAAGAGCGGGATCGACATGAACATGTTCCGGCGGTAGCGGAACTCTGGGTCTAGTGCCGACAGAGCCCCGTGCCTGATTGCTGGCATGGGGCCTTCTTGCGATGGACCGAAGAACGCCACGCTTCGCGGGGCCTCGTCTGAAACCAGAACCCCCTGGTATCCCATTTCCTTCAGGTCCGGTATGAAGCTCCGCGACGCATCCCAGACACCATAGTTCGCATCGGACTCCAGCTCGCCCCAGCCGCGGCGTCCTCGCTCCAGTGCCCCGTAGCGCACGGCCGGGATGTCCAGCCACTGGTTTGCGGCCGCCCAGTCATAGGCTGGATCGGTAATGTCTCCTTCAGGGAACTTTACGCTCGGCAGCTTTGTCCCCGTCTTCTGCGACGCCGCCAGTCCTGTTTCTGGTTTTTCCGCAAACAGCTCCCACTCGGCCCAGTCGGCATGGTCGCCGCCCTGGAGCCGCTTCAGTCTGCGTCCTATATCTGCGACAGGGAGAGGATTCGGGGCCGGATCAAGGCCGGCAACGTGCGCCGGCCCCCACAGCGGATGCTTGGCGTATGCGGCCTGCGCGGCGCTCATCGCCATCTCGGGCGTGAACGATGTGTACTGCAGGCCATTGCGATACCGTCCAAGAACGGTTGGCTTGCCTGTTTTGTCATAGCGATACAGGAGTCGGTCTGGGTTCAGGCCAATGTCTCGCGCCCTGGCCGCCCTGGCGGCATCAGACATGTCCAGCTCGCCAGACGCTATCTTTGCAATAACGGCCTGCGGAACCTCATGTGCGGCAAGGAAGTCCATGTATTCCTGAGAGGCGCCAAAGTCCCTGGTGTGTTCTGCCAGCGCGTCTATCCCGCGCTGATAATCAATCGCATCCGACATGGCCGCAGAAGGCGTCATGCCCAGCTCTATAGCGCGCCGCACGGACTGCCGCGAAGCGGGCGGAAGCGGCGGCGTTCGCGGAGGCGCTACTGGCAGCAGCCGCCGCACGGCATCCCCCGCGTCGTCGGCCATACCCAGGAGATGCTTGATCGGCGGCATGCAGGTAAGTGCCCCGCTAC